GAAGCTCGTCAACCAGGGCGGCGCGGTTGGCGGCTGGGTCGGAGAACGTCAGTCTCGCCCCGAGACCGGAACGCCCGCGCTTGGGGAGCTGGCCTTCCCGGCCATGGAGCTTTACGCCAACCCGGCTGCGACGCAGACGCTGCTCGATGATTCCCGCGTGAATATCGAGCAGTGGCTGGCTGATGAGGTGTCCATCACCTTTGCTGAAATGGAAGGGACTTCCTTCATCAGCGGCAACGGTGTGAACATGCCGCGCGGGCTGCTGTCCTATGACACGGTCGCGGATTCGTCGTACGCGTGGGGTAAGCTCGGCTATATCGTGTCAGGCGTTGCGGCAGCGTTGACCGACAGCACCCACAATGGTGCGGACGCTCTCACGGATCTGGTCTATTCGATCAAGCAGGGCTACCGGCAGAACGCCCGGTTCCTGATGAACCGGAAGACGCAGGCGGCGATCCGCAAGTTCAAGTCGAAGACCGAGGAACTGTATCTGTGGCAGCCGTCCATTCAGGCGGGTCAGCCAGCGACGATCCTCGGCTATCCGGTCACGGACGACGACAACATGCCGGATGCGGCCACGGGCGGGAATTTCCCGATCGCCTTCGGTGACTTCCAGCGCGGCTATCTTATCGTTGATCGCATGGGCGTGCGTGTGCTGCGCGATCCGTACAGCAACAAGCCTTACGTGCACTTCTATACCACGAAGCGCGTGGGCGGTGGGGTGCAGAACTTCGAGGCGCTCAAGCTCCTCAAGATCGGCACGAACTGATCGTGACGGCGGGCGGCCCTTGGCCGCCTGCCTTACCTCCCTTTGTCAATCATGAAAGGACACGCAAATGCGTGATCTCGCGTCAAAAATCGGCGTCGTAGCAACGCTAGTTCCTGCGGTGCAGGCGGCCACGCTCAAAGGATCCGCGGTTGATCTCCGCGGCTACGACAGCGCGGCGCTGGTCATTAACACCGGCGTCATCGTCAGCGATGGCCTCTATGACGTGAAGCTGCAGGAAAGTGACACTACGACAGATGGTGACTTCACCGATGTCGTTGCCGCCGATCTGATCGGCGATCTGCCGGCTGCTCTTGAGGCGTCTTCCGCTTATCGTCAGGGTTATGTCGGCAGAAAGCGCTACATTCGCGCGGTGATCACCAAACAGTCTGGCACGTCGATCGCCGCCGGCGCCGTCGTGGTGCTCGGCAACCCGGCGCTTGCGCCGGTCGTGTGAACCGGAGAGGCGGCCTTATGGCCGCCATTCCCTCGTAAACAGGAACTCCGACCATGACCGTCACATATTCCACAACTCTCAAGACTAACCGCATGCAGCTTGTCGCTGATCTAATCGCTGGCAAGACGCAGGCATCGTCTACGGGATCGGCAACGGCGGGCTCGCTGGTTATCGGCACATCTTCGTTGTCTGGTGCAACGGGCGTTTTGGCGACGATTGCGCTTGGCACGACGCCGGGCACCGTATCGAGCGGTGTGTTGACCCTGAGCGGGACGCCGCTGTCCGCGACGGCATCAGCAAGCGGAACGGCGGCGAAGGCCGAACTTCGCAACAACTCGGGTGGCGTCATCGTGTCAGGTTTGACCGTAGGAACGTCTGGGACGGATATTGTCTTAGACTCAACCTCGATCACTTCGGGCCAGACCGTTACCATCAATTCCGGCACCATCACTCACGGCTGAGTTGACCCGGTCTAACCAATGGCCACGACCTGGAACCCGTCCGACAAATCGGCGGCCGTTACCCTCAGCAACGGAAATCTCACGGCCGCGATGGCCGTCAATACCGGAATCGGCGTTCGTGCCACAACGTCAAAGACGACCGGTAAGGTCGCGTTCAGCGTCGCAGGCTCGATGCTCGGCAATGCCGGGGCCTTCGGCCTCGGAATTTCTCTCGCATCGGCGCCGTTGGACGGCAACGGGACGGGCTCGATCTATGTCGGCTATGGGGATTATATCCCCGGGTGGTTCTGTGTTCGGAATGGCATCGGCGTAGGCTCGGCCGACAACAGCTACGTCCCGAACAACAGTTCGGTGCTGACCGTTTATCTCGATTTCGGATCGAGCCTGTTTTACGCGTCGTGCGACGGCCACAATATTCTCGGCACTAACGTGGCGGCCGGGACCGGCGGAATCAGCTTCTCCGCAATCGCGACTGGCGGCTTGTTTCCCCATCTATCGGATCAGTCGTTCAATAACGTCAGCCTGACCGGCACGGCCAACTTTTCACCGACCGGTTTGCCATCGGGCTGGACGACCTGGGATGTGGCGTCGTCAGGCTCATCCGGCGATTTGGCGACAACAGGAAGTGCCGACACTGCCTCATTATCCGGAAAGGTTGGCGTAACCGGCAGTCTGTCCTCGGCTGGTGGCGCTGATACGGCGTCAATCGCCGGCAGGGTTGCGGTTAAAGGTTCGTTTGGCGTCTCGGATGCTGCGGACACGGCGTCGCTATCTGGTTCCGTGGCGTCGGTTGTGTCAGGCGACCTGGCTGCCACGGACAGTGCCGACGCAGCCAGTCTCGGTGGCGACGTTATTATTTCGGCGTCGCTGGCTGTAGCAGAGGGCGCAGATTCAGTTTCGCTTAGCGTGTCGCTGGTCGTTACAGGATCACTTGGCGCCAGTGACGCGAGCGACATAGCGAGCCTGACTGGCGGCGTTGTTGTTCAGGGCGACTTAGGCGCAACGGACGCAGCAGACGCTGCTGCATTCTCGACCAGTCTGATCGTCACGGCGTCGTTTGCGCTGACTGACGCGGCGGACGCTGCCGACATGGCTGGCGCGGTTGCCATCGCCGGCGGCCTTGCTGCGACGGACGGTCAGGACGTAGCCGTCATATCCGGCGGGGCGAATGTTTCGGGCTCTCTGGGTGCGACGGACGGTGCGGATAGCATAGTCGCCGGCGGCCAGGTATTCGTCGCGGGCCATCTCGTTGCAGGGGATGCGAGCGACACCGCGGCGGCATCAGGTCAGGTTCCGGTTGCTGGCGATCTCATCGCAGCCGATCCACAAGACAGCGCGTCATTTTCCGGCGCGTCAGTCACATCCGGCGATCTGGTCACGACCGATGGCGCCGACGTTGCAGCGCTTGCTGGCGCCGTCATCGTTGCGGGCAATCTGGCCGCAATTGATCCGGCAGATAGGGCGGCGGTCAACGGCGGATCTGGCGTTCAGGGCTCGATTTTTGCCACGGATAGTGCCGACGCGGCCAGTCTCGGTGGCTTGGTTCTTATTCAAGGCTCGCTGGGCGCCGGCGAAGCTCCGGACACAATAGCCGTCTCCGGATCCGTCATCATTGGCGGTGTTTTTGCGGCGAACGATAATGCAGATCAGGCATCCGGCAACGGTCAGGTCATTGTTGCCGGCGACCTTGCGGCGGATGAGCCTCAAGATGTCGCGGCGTTCTCCAGCGCGTCGGTTACATCAGGTGATCTGATGGCGATCGATCTCGCTGACACCGCGGCAATGGGCGGCTCGGTTCTCTTCTTGCGTCGGAAAATAACAACCCGACGCCATGTCGGCGGCTATCCAACTAGGCCGCCAGATCTACAGGACGCAACCCGATATGGCTCTCAAGCTGATCGCACCCGCCGCCCAGCCAATCGTGTCCCTTGAGGACATGAAAGCTCATCTGCGCGTCGATCATGCTGATGATGACCCGCTGATCGAGGGGCTGATCAAGGCGGCGACAAGCTACTTCGACGGATGGTCCGGCATTCTCGGTCGAGCGCTAATCGCACAGACATGGGAATTGACGCTCGACAGCTTTCCACCGCGCGAAATGAAGCTGCCGATCGGGCCGTTGATATCGGTCACGTCGGTTATGTATGACAATGGTGATGGCGTGGAGCAGACGTTAAATCCTGCCGGCTTTGACGTGGATAAGGCCAGCGAGCCGGGGTGGGTGTTGCCTGTCAACGGCTGGCCCGCCACGGCAAATGCGGTCAATACAGTGCGAGTCCGGTTCATTGCCGGTTTCGGCGAGCAGGCCACGGACGTTCCAGAGGCCGTGAGGCTCGCGATCAAGCTGCATGTGCAGACGAACTACGATCAGATGGATTCGGTAGTGCGCGAACCTTATCAGCGCGCGATCGATGCTCTTGTCGCGCCGTTTCGCCGGGTTTGGTTCTAATGGCACATCTGCAGAGGATCGCGCCGTATCGCGTTTTTGACGTTCCCCGTGAAAGGAATATTCCATGACTGATCTTGTCATCACCGCCGCCAATGTCATCCAGGGCGCCAATGCCGATGTCATATCCGGCCGGGCAGGCGAGGCCATTACCGCCGGGAATACGGTCTACCTCGATCCGACCGCGAAGAAGTGGAAGCTGGCGGATTCTGACTCGGCGACAGCGGCTGCCAAGGTCGCCGGCGGAATCGCGCTCAATGGCGCCGCGCTCGATCAGCCGCTTTTTGTGCAGCGGGCAGGCGACATCACGATCGGCGCCACGCTGACGGCCGGCGCGGCGTATTATCTGTCGGAAACGGCGGGTGGTATCCAGCCTGCCGCCGATCTCGGCGCCGGCGAGAACGTCTGCCTGATAGGCCTGGCCAAATCCGCCAGCGTCCTGACCATCGACATCCGCGCACCCGGTGTGACGCTGTAATGACCACTGCCGGCGAGCTGCGGCACCGGATCGCTTTCGACAAGCGCCAGGACATCAACCCGGATTTCCCCGACGATCTCGGAAACGTCCAATCGGTGTTCGTGCAACAGTTTATTGTATCCGCCAAGGTGCAGGCGAAGTTCGGCGGCGAGGCTGTTGTGGCAGCGCGGCTCGTTGGTCAGCAACCGGTTACGATCATTGTGCGGCAGAGCGCGCAAACGAGAGGCATTACGACGGAGTGGCGGGCGCGTGATGTGCGCTCGAACCCGGACCCGGAAAAGCAGACGATCTTTGCCATTCGTTCGATCGTCGATCCCGACGATCGGCGCCAGTGGCTCGAGATCCTGACCCAGACCGGCGTTGCCGCATGAAGACCGTCACCTTCTCACGGGATTTTTCATATTGCCCGTCGCGCAAGGTCACCATTCAGTACCGAGCCGGGGTGACTTATCAACGTGTCCCCGAAGCCGCCGTGAGGGCGCTCCTTGCTGCCGGCGTTGGAAAGGTGGTTCCAGATGGCGCGCAGGCCGAATCAGAGCGTCGAGCGGTTCAAGAAACTGACGAAGGACCTGCAGAAGGAAGTTCATGACCTCGCGGTTGCCGAGCTGAACGCGCAGGGCAACGCGCTCGTGCGCCAGATGATCGCTGCGGCGCCGTACGACAAGGGCAACCTCTCGCATTCGGTGCGCAAGATCCCCGGAAAATCCGATACGCAGATCCGCATCATGGCGGGTGGCGCCCTCACAATCCGTCCGAGCGTTTCGAGCAAGCCCTTCGATTACGCCCGCGCCGATGAATTCGGCACCGTCCACATGGCGGCGAAGCCGTTTTTCTTCCCGACCTATCGCCTCATGAAAAAGAAGATGATCTCATCCATGAAGCGAAAGATCACGGCCTCGATCAAGAAGCGGTCGGCGGAATGAGGGATCCGTCCTATCCGCTGCAGGGCACGATCGTGCCGCGGCTCAAACAGACCGCGGCGCTGGCGGCGCTGATCGGCGACCGCGTCTACGATGAGGTCCCGGCCGGCGCGACATTCCCCTATATCAACGTCGGCGGCGGCCGGGTGATCGGCGACGACGTCGATTGCGCCGCCATCTCCGAAGTCTTCTTTCAGATCCACGCCTGGGCGCGGCCGCCGTCAGCGCGGGCGACCGTGAACAAGATCGCCGGCGCCATTCGTGACGCAATGGCAGCCCCGATCGTGCTCGCCGGTTTCGACGTCCAGATCCAAGACTTCCAGCAGATCCAGCGGCTGGACGACCCCGACGGCCTGACGCAGCACGCGATGGTCGAATTCCGTTTCATCATCATCGAAACATAGGAGGAAGCCGTCATGGCTCAGCTCACGTCCCTGCGCGGCACTGCGCTCTACATCAAGATCGGCGATGGCGCAGACCCGGAAGTCTTCACCCATCCGTGTCTGATCAATACCAAGCGCGG